TGCTCACTGAAAAAATCCCCGTGCCCGATCTCGGCGCGGCGGTCGAGATCACACCGCAGTCTGTCGCCAAGCGGGTCGAGCAAGATTTGGGATCACAGTGGATCGCACCACTCGGCCCGCTGCCAACCACGGCAAGCCCGCGTAGCTCGCGCGCCTGTCCGCAGTGCGACAGCCGCGCCAGCAAGCGCGTCTACCGCGACAAAAACCGGCTGATGCTCGCGTGCCCGGTCTGTGGTAATGCGTGGGAATACCGGAGCGCCGCGGCATGAAACGCTGGCCGATCATCCGCCACGTCCGCGCGATCTGGCTGGCGTGGCAGGTCGACGAGAAGCACTACCGCGCGTGGGCCAAGCTCGGCATGCTGCCGAGCTATCGCTATCGCGACGACGAGATGCTGCGCCGGATCTGGCGCGGGGAGGCTTAGATGGTCGACACGCCCCCTCCGGCCGACGACGACGTCCGCCACGACGATCTGGAATTTGATGTCCGGCTCGAACCGGACAAGGCCGACGCGTGGCTCAACCTGCTGCGCGAGAGCGAGAAGGCGTTCGACAGCTGGAACGACCACTGCGACAAGATCGACAGGCGGTATGCCAACATCGACCGCCTGAGCAGTGCCAGCCGCGACCGCGAGTTCCAGATGCTCTGGGCCAACATCGAGGTCATCGGCCCCTCCATCTACGCCAAGCCGCCGCAGCCGGTCGTCACGCCGAAGTGGAAGGACCGCCGCCCGGTGCCGCAGGCAGCCTCCGAGGTGCTCGAACGCTGCGTCACGGCCAGCTTCGACCTCTGCCACATCAACGACCTGATGCTGCTGGTGCGCAACGACGTCGCCCTCTACGGCCGCGGCGTGGCGTGGTGCCGCTACGAGGAGAAGGACGAGCGCCACGACTACGAGTGCGTCTGCGTCGACTTCAAGCAGCGCCGCGACTTCCTTCACAGCGTGGCGCGCAACTGGTTCGAGGTGACGTGGGTCGCCGCCGCCTCCTACCTGACCCGCGCGCAGGCGCGCGAGCGGTTCCACGCCACCAGCGGCGATTGCTACAAGGAGGCCGACTACAAGGTCGACCGCGACGTCAAGGAGATCGGCGGCGCGGATGCCCGTGAACGCGCCAAATTCTGGGAAATCTGGGACAAGGCCAACCGCCGCGTGGTCTGGGTCGCCGAGGGCTGCGAGGACATCCTCGACGAGGCGGATCCACACCTTGATTGCGTCGACTTCTTCCCCTGCCCCAAGCCGGCCTACGGCACCCTGCAGCGCGGCAGCCTCGTGCCCGTCCCGGACGCGCTGCAGTATGAAGATCAATTGAACGAGATCGACACGCTCACGGCGAAGATCCACGCGCTCTCAAGCGCGCTGGAGGCCAAGGGGTTCTACCCGGCCGGCGGCGCCGAGCTGAGCGAGGCGATACAGGCGGCGATCACCACCAACACGCCCGGCCGCATGCTGGTCCCGATCAGCAACTGGGCCGCCTTCGGCGGATCGAAAGAGGTGATCATCTGGCTGCCCATTCAGGAGATCGCGGCGACCATCCAGCAGTGCGTCACGCTGCGCCAGCAGATCATTCAGGACATCTACCAGATCATGGGCCTGTCCGACATCATGCGCGGCGCCACCGACGCGCGCGAGACGCTCGGCGCGCAGGAGCTGAAAACCCAGTACGGCTCCAGCCGCATCAAGGACAAGCAGGAGGAGCTGGTCCGCATCGCGCGCGACCTCGTCAACATCACCGCCGAAATCATCACCGAGAACTTCGACGAGCTGACCATCATCGCGATGAGCCAGACCCAGCTCCCGACCACCAAGATGCAGGAGAAGCAGGCGCGCGAGCTGAGCCAGCAGCTGATGCAGCAGCAGCAGCAGCTCGCCATGGCGCGCCAGATGCTGCAGCAGCAAGCCCCTCCCGGTGGGCCTCCACCCGGTAGCCCGACCGCTCCGGGAGCGCCGCCCGGCGGCCCGCCAGCCGCGCCGCCGGGCGGACCGCCCGGTGGCGCCACGGCCGCTCCGCCGGGTGGCGACCCGCAGGCGCTGCTGGCGCAGGCCGAGGCCGTGGTCGCGGAAGGGCACAAGGCGCTCAAGAAGATCATCGAGGCGCCGACCTTCGATCAGGTCATGGAGCTGTTCCGCGACAGTCGCACCAAGTCCTTTACCCTCGACATCGAGAGCGACAGCACCATCCAGCTCGACGAGAACTCCGAGAAGCAGCGCCGCGCCGAGTTCGTCGCCGTGCTCGCCCAGCTGCTGCCGCAGCTCACCCAGATGATCATGGTCGAGCCGCAGACCGCAGGCTTCTGCGGCGAGGTTCTCAAGTTCGCCACCGCGCCCTACCGCGCCGGGCGCTCGCTCGACGGCGCGATCGACGACCTCGTCGAGCTGATGCAGACCAAGGCCGAGGCGCCCAAGGGGCCTGACCCGACCACGGTGCAGGCCAACACCGCCAAGGAAATCGAGGCGATGAAGATCGCCCACGCGCAGCAGAAGGACGCGCAGGACGCCCAGCTCAAGCAGGCCGAGATGGGCATGCGCGACAAGCACGAGCAGATGAAGATCGCGTCCAACGAGAAGATGAAGCTGGCCGACCTGCAGGCCAAGCAGGGCGACGGCGCGGAGAAGGCGCAGCAGGCCCAGCTCAAGATGATGGCCGATCGCGAGAAGCATCAGGCCGACATGGTCAAGAAGCAGGCCGACCTGCAGGCGGGCGCCGTAAAGATCGACATGGCCAAGCAGGCGTCGCAGATCAAGCAGCAGGACATGCTGGCGAAGCAGGACGAGCGCCGCGCCATGGCCCAGTTCAAGATGACCGCGCCGCCAACCAGACCGGGAGTGTAAGATGGCCGTCGCACCGATCGTCAAATACGACGCCTTCATCGACGAGCTGTCCAAGGCCGGTCACAACCTCGCCACCGCCGTGTTCAAGGCGGCGCTGACCAACACCGCGCCGGGTGCCGCGGACACCGTCTGGAATACGACCGTGGCGCCCCCGCCCGCCGCGGCCAACGGCTACCCGGCGGGCGGCAATACGCTCACCACCAGCAGCGCGGCGACGGTGGCGGGCGTGTTCAAGCTGGTGCTGGCCGACACCGTGTTCACCGCCACCGCGGGCGGCATCGGTCCGTTCCGCTACGTCGTCGTCTACAACTCGAGCGCGGGCAACAAGGTGGTCGCCAAGATCGACAACGGCGCCAGCGTGACGCTCGCCGACACCGATACGTTCACCAGCGATTTCGACGGAACGAACGGTTTCCTCACGGTCCAGTGATGAGCGCGCATGTCCTTCGTCAAGCCAGTGGTGCCGGAGCGATGGGACCGCGGCAAGTGGGACGCGGCGCACTGGGACGGCCAGCTCGGGCAAACGACCGGGACGCTCGCGGTCACCGTCACGCCGCAGACGGCGAACCTCAAGATCCAGCGCAATTACAAGCTCACCGGCTCGACGCTTGGCGTCACGGTCAGCTTCAAGACCGCCAGCCTCTCGGCGCACCGCGACTTCCGCCTGACATCCACGACGCTTGGCGTCACGGTCAGCCCCAAGACCGCCGACCTGAAGATCCGGCGCGGCTATATCCTGACCGGCACGACGCTGGCGGTCACGGCCTCGTTCAAGACCTCGTCGATTGGCTCCGGCCGCAGGGTCGCCGGCACGCCGCTGCCGGTCACCGTCAGCCCCAAGACCGCGGCGCTGCTGCTCGGGCGGCGGCTGACATCCGCCAAGCTGTCGGTCACCGTCAGCCCCAAGACCGCCACGCTGTCGGCCGGGCGCCGGCTGACATCCTCCGCGCTCTCGGTCACCGTCGCGCCGAAGACTGCCACGCTGCGCTCGGCGTGGCGGCTGACGTCCGCCAAGCTGCCGGTCACGCTCAGCTTCAAGACCGCCAATCTGGTCAAGTCGAGCGGCAACCAGATCGTCGCCACGACGCTGTCGGTCACCGCCAGCTTCAAGACCGCGGACCTGCGTGTCGGGGTCATCTCGGACGCCTTCGTCCTGACCGGCACGGTGCTGCCGGTCACCGCCAGCTTCAAGACCGCCACGCTCACCGTCGGCGTGACGCAGGACAACTACGTCCTCAGTGGCATCCGGCTCCCGGTCACGATCGCGACCGGATCGGCCGACCTGATCGTCGCGACGGCGCCGCCGGCCGGCGATATTGTTTTGACCGCGTCGCCGCTCGCGATCATGGTGACGACCAGCGTCGCCGTGCTGGAGGTCGACCGCGGCGCGCCGCTGCTGCCGCCGCCCGGCGTCCTCAACTTCGGACGGCGCGCCTACATTCCGGGACGACTGTGATGATCGAGGGCGATCACGTTGCGATCTACACGCTGCTCGCGCTGGCGGTGGTCTGCGCTGCGATCGTGTTCTGGGCCGTGGGGGCGCTCTGATGAGCTGGCGCGATCGCATCACACAGGCCGTCATCGAGCGCATGCGCGGGAACATGCCGCATCGTCCCGACGTGGTGCCGCCCGGTCACTACGATCCGGCGACACCGCTCGCGCAGCAGTACCAGATCGACGCCATCCAGCGCGCCGAGACGATGCTCAACGACGTGAAGGGCGATCGCATGCGCGCCGCCGAGCAGCAGCTGCAGCAGCTGCAAACACCGCATCCGTCGGTGCGCGAGCAGATCCGCCGCGAGGGCACGCTCGGCGTGCTGCAGAGCGAGGAGCCGCTGCAGCAGTGGTGGAATATTCCACCCGGCATCGGAGCGCAGCAATGAGTGATCGCTACTACGATCCGTTCACCGGCATGCCGATCGACCCGGCGCCCGCCCCGCTGGCGCCGGTCCACGAACGCTGGCCGGATGAGCCGAGCGCGGCCGGCGCCTACCGCATGGGCGCCCTCGCCGGCACCGACCAGTACAGCCCGACCACCTACGCCCCGTTCGACGCCTACGATCGCGCCCGGCGGCAGCAGAACAAGGACGAGACGCAGCTGCAGAGGCACCAGCGCAGCGCCGACGCGCTGCGCGCGTTCGCCAAGCAGGGCGAGGGCCCGGCCGACATCCGCTCGCCGGTCACCGGGATGAACCCGGTCGAGCAGCAACGCATGGCCGATGCGCTCGGCAACGCGCTCGCGCCCGACAACGTGTTCGACGCCGCGACCTACCTCAATCCGGTCAAGCGCCTCGGCGCGATCGGCCGCGCCATACCCGCTGCCGCCGGCGCCGTGCTTGGCTCCGACACGGCCGAGGCCGCGGGACGCCCGCGCGTGCCGCGCGGCAAGGCCGTGATGGGCGGCGTGGCGGATGTTGCCAACTGGACGCCGCCGGGCATCGGGCACAACAACCCGCCGGTCGCGGCGCGCTTCGGCCAGTACGCCGAGGAGTACCCGCCGGTCGGGCCTCCGGTGCTGGCGATCGACCCCAAGACCAAGAAGGAGTTCTGGTCGAAGGAGCTGACGCCCGAGGCCGTAGCCTTCCAGAAGGAGCGCAAGCGAATATCGGACGACATGGCGAAGAACGGCTACCAGCCGTACTTCGACGTCGCGCAGCGCCAGCACGTCGATCCGGCCAACTACCCGCCGAACGTGGACACGACAACGATCGTCCCGAAGAAGCAGGCGACGATCGACAAGCACATGGAGAACATCGGCAGCGAGGAGGCACGCACGCGCCTGCGCGCCGCGTTCGAGCGCGGTACGCAACTCCCGAACACGGCCGACTGGTACGCGATGAAGCAGCTGGAGGACGAGTTCATCAAGGAGCTGGGGCCGCAGGCCGGGCGCAAGGCGTTTCAGGATCGCATCGCGACCAGCATGGCGGCCACGACCGGCGGCGCCGATCCTACCTCGAACTGGATGATGGCGCACTACGGCAACTACCTGCGCGCCACCGGCAAGCCGTACCCCGAGGCCGCGCACCAGATGCCGTTCCCGATCGGCGGACGCTACGCCTCCGGCAACATGGCGATGCACAAGAAGATATTCGACGAGGGCGGCTTCTCCGCGCTCGGCGCGGCCAACCCGAAGCGGCACAACTTCTCGCAGAATTTCACCGGCAACCGCGGCGCGGCGACGATGGACGAGCAGATGACGTCGGGCATGACGCCCAAGGTCATGATGCCGCCGCCGGGGACCTACGGCCTGTACGAGAAGGTGCTCGGCGAGGAGGCCGCCAAGGTCGGCGTGCGTCCGCAGAATTATCAGGACGTCGGCTGGTCCGGCTTCAAGAACATGAAGGACCCGTCCTACACGGCGGGACAGCCGTTCATCCAGACGATCAACGAGAGCATCGAGCGCACGCACCGCCTTACCGGCATGCCGAAGGATGAGATACTGCGGCGCGGGATCATCAAAGGTGAAATCCCGATGTACGCGCTGATGGGCGCCGTCGGAATGGGCGCGATCGCCGATCAGTCGCGGTATCCGAAATGAACGCCGCCCCATTCGAGCGGATCGAGTTCCTCGATGATCGGCTCCGCCTCGGCGCTGGTGCGGTGCAGGCCGGTCAGCTGGCGCACGGCCATGCGATACGTGGCCGAACCCGCGGTGGCGGCGTTCTTGCGCGCGATCAGGTCGCGGATCGTTTGCTCAAGCGCGTGCATGGGGACTATGGTACTCAACCCGAGAGGAGACGACAATGGCCCAAAGTGCATTGACGGTTACGCCGCCCAGCCCGACGCCGCCGACGAATATGTCGTTCACCGGCGCCACGCCGCCCAATCCGCCCAATCTCACCAAGGCGACCTACGCCGACAACTTCGACAACAACATCTTCAATTCCGCGCCGCCGCCCTACTTCGACGACGGCACCGCCGGCGCTCTCACCGCGTTTGCGGCCAATACCGCGGCGCTCGCCTCCGGCACCGGCGCGACCGCGGGCGGCACCGAGAACAGCTACCCCGGCGCGGCCGGCGGCGTGGTCCCGGCCTCCACGTCCGTGGCGCACGAGGGCGCCGGCACCGAGGTGGTGGTCACCGCACCCGGTTCGCGCGCCGAGTGCCCGACGCAGGCGGTGTCGGATCTGGGCGCCTACACCCTGTCGCCGAACGCCAGCCATGCTTCCTACCTGACCGGAACGGTTGGCACCGGCACCCCGACGACGTCGGCGGCGAGCGGCGCGAGCAACGTCTCCGGCGCCGGCACCACGCTGCTGACCGTGACCGGAACCAACTTCAACCGCTCCAGCGTCGTCTTTGTGAACGGCGTTGCGCAGACGACGAACTTCGTGAGCGCGACTTCGTTGACGGTGACCAACGCGCCGAAGCGGGCCACGGCCGGCACCCTGCCGGTCACGGTCGTCAACGGCGTCGGCGGTACCCCCAGCAACGCAACGAATTGGACGTTCACATGAACACTCCACGCACGCCCGACGACGGCCGTAACGAGCGCCAGCGCCAGCGCGAGGCCGAGATCAACAAGGATCGGCCGTTCGACGACGGCCGCAAGCGCAAGGACGACCAGCCCGAGCGGTTGCCCAAGGCCGAGGGCGACGACCGGCGCGAGCTGCTTGAGGAGAAGCCGTTCGATTTCATCGAGCGCACCAAGCCGGAGGACCGGCTCGACGACACCAGCCACCACGGCCAGCAGACCCGCGACAACGTCAATCCGGCGATCCCGAGCGTGGCGCCCGAGGAAACCGGGCCACCGAACGCGCGGATCAAGGACCCCGGCGGCATCGTCGACCCCAAGCGGCTCGGCATGGAGAGCATTGCCGGCGTGGCGCCGCCCGAGCCGGAGGTGAAGGTCGAGCAGTGGCCGAGCCTCGGCCTCGATCACACCAAGGACGCGGGCGATCAGGTGCAGGAGGCGGAGAACCGCCAGCGACAGGCCAAGGAAGGCGGCGGGGGCTTGGGCGAGCCCGACCGGCTGGTCAGCATCAACGAGCCTCCCGGCTCGCACGTATTCACCGGCTCGGACGGACCCAATCAGGTCCCGGAGGACCCGCAGAACCTGCCGCCGCTGGTGCTGACCGATATCAGCCCCGACACCGCGGTGGTCGGCTCCGGCTCGTTCCCGCTCACCGTCACCGGTTCGGGCTTCGGCCCGAATTGCGTGGTGGTGTTCGACGACGTCGACGTGCCGACGATCGTCGTGTCCCCGACCGAGTTGACCGCGGACTGCCCGGTGTCGGCGACGGCGGAGATCGTCGACGTCGAAGTATCGCGCGGCGAGGAGATGAGCGACGTATTGTCGTTCGAGTTCACCGCGGTCGCGCGCATGAGCAGCGCCAAGCGCGAGCAGCAGCGCAAGCCAAAGAAGGACACGCCGAGCAGCAAGCGCGTCAAGAAGGGCAAGAGGTGACCGGCGATGAGCCTTGGACAAGATCGCGTGCGCGTTTCGTTCAATCCGTCCGGCGATAGCGTGGTCGATCAGATCAAGCAGAAAACCGCCGATTTGATCGATCTCTGCGAGCAGTACAAGTCGCCATTTCCCGAGCAGGGGCGCTGCGCCGCGCTGGCGCAGACTGCTTACGAAGAAGCGGCGATGTGGGCGGTGAAGGCCGCAACAGCCACGACGGCAGACAAGTAGGAGAACAACATGGGATGGCCGGTCGTTACCGTAGCGGCGGGCGGCCTGCCCGTGATCGACGTCACCGGCACGTTCCCGCGTCTGGGCGTGCCGGTGTCCGAGGCGGCCAACGGTCGCGGCACGCCGGTGACCAAGGTGGTGGCGCCGCGCATGGCGCTCGCCGTCACCTTCGTGGTACCGCCGCTGCTGATGCTTGCAGGAGCTGCCGATGGACGTGAGGCTGATCGAAGTGGAGCCGGGTCGCTGGCGCGTGGACCGGCGCAGCATCCCGGTGGCGCGCTCAAGCCTGCCGTGCCCGTCCGTGATCTCGGACACGATGGACCCCGTGGAACAGGTCGACGGTAGGTTCTACACGTCCAAGCGCCAGTTCCGCGCGGTCGGGCGATCGCTCGGGCTGATCGAGATCGGCAACGAAAAACCAAAGCCGCTGGTGCGCTCGACCGACCAGCGTGCCGTGAAGGACGCGCGCCGCAAGGCGCTGCGCACTGCGGCGGAGAAGTTCAAGGCAGGCCACCGCGCCCGGTGATCTGACGGCGGGACGGGGGTCCGGCCGGCGCACTCCACAGGCTCGTCCTAACCGCCGCTCGTCGCGGCCACGCAGGACGTCGCCATGTCAGACACCGCAGTCGCCCCGGATACCGCCCCGCCGTCGCAGCCAGCCCCGCAGCCGAGCCAGACCGAGGTCCCGGTCAATCCCAACCCGGTCAGTGCGCCCGCGCCGGTGGGCTCGCAGGCGCCGGCCAAGCCCGAGGCGCCGCCGACATCGCGCCGCGAGGCGATCCAGCGCGCCTTCTCCAAGGTCGACACCCGGCCCAAGCCCGAGGCGGCCAAGCCGAAGATCGGCCACAACCAGCCGCCCGAGCCGATCGACCGCGAGAAGCCGACGATCGACCTCAAGCGCCGGCCGGACGACCAGCCGGGGCAGAAGGGCGACGTGCCGCAGAAGGGCGCCGCGCAGCCGCGCGACCGCGCCGAGCACGGCCACTTCGCGCCGCGCCAGCCGGCGCAAAGTCAAGCGGCAACGACGGCAACGACGGCAAATGCCGCCGTTGCCTCGCACGCCCGGCTGCCCGAGACGGCGCCCTACCGCGACCCGCCGGTGCGCCTGCACGAGCGCGCCAAGGCCGACTGGGCCAATACGCCGGAGAGCGTGCGCGGCGAGATCCACCGTGCCAACGGCGAGTTCCAGCGCGCCTACGGGCAGTACCGTGCCGACCATCAGGTCATGGAGACGATCCGCCCGTTCCAGCAGATGGCGGCGCAGCAGGGCACCACCTTGGAGCGCGCGCTCACCAGCTACACCAGCATGGAGCAGCGGCTGCGGCAGGACCCGGTGGCCGGCTTCGACGTCATTACCCAGAACCTCAATTTGCGCGCCGACGACGGCACCCCGATCACCTTCCGCGACATCTGCTGGCACGTCATCAACCAGACGCCGGAACAGCACCAGCTGGTGCAGGCCAAGAACATGCAAGCCGCGCAGCACGCCCAGATCGGGCAGCTGCACCGCGAGATCAGCCAGCTTGCAACCGGCATCAAGCAGATGCAGTATCAGGCCACGTTCAGCCAGACCCGCAGCGCGCTTGATCGGTACGCCGACGCGCACCCAAGGTTCGACGAGCTGGGCGATCTGATCGAGCAGGAAATCAAGCTCGGCTTCACGCTCGACCAAGCCTACGCCAGAGCGGACAGGCTCCGCCCGGCAACCCACGCGGCTCAGACCCGCACCCCGACGGCTCAGACCCGTACCACCGGCAAGTCGATCAGCGGCGCACCCGCAGGGCCCACCAACGGGACCGGACGCCCGCAACGACCCGTCGGCCGCCGCGAGGCGATCGCCAGCGCCATCAAGCGCGCGAGCGGCTCGCTCTGATCCTTTGAACCCTCGGGAGCACTCTGATGCCCAACGTCACCACCAATGCTGCTTATCAGCAGATCCTGTCGATGGCGGTCGAGGACCGCTCGTCGTCCTACGAGGACCTCGTCTCCAACAACAATGCGTTGTTGGCCGTCATGCGCCGCAAGGGGCTCTGGCAGACCTACAGCGGGCCGCGCATTCGCCAGACGCTGCAGATCGGCAAGCAGGTCGCGCAGTGGTATTCCGGCTACGACCAGCTGCTCAACCCGGCGATCGACCTGTTCAACGATGCCTTCTTCGACCCGAAGATGGTGGTCGTGCCGATCGTGCTCAGCATGCAGGAGATCCTCAACAACCAAGGCGAGAACCAGCTCGAAGATGTTCTGGATGCCTACATGGAGGCGGCCGAGCGGGCGCTGGAAGATGCCATGGACGCCGGGCTGTACGGCGACGGCACCGCCAACGGCGGCAAGCAGATCACCGGGCTCGCCACCGCGGTGCCGATCGTGCCGACCACCGGCACCTACGGCGGCATCGACCGCAACATCGCCACCATCTGGCAGACCAAGACCTACGACGCGCACACCTACAGCGCGGCGATCGGCACGCAGGTCAACGCGACCACCATCCGGCCGCTGCTCAACGCAGTGATGACCAAGCAGAGCCGCAACCGCAACTACGCGGACCTGCTGGTCATGTCCCCGGAACACTACGCCGCCTACGACGCGGCCACGGTCGCGATCCAGCGCCAGCAGGGCGAGACGTCGCTGGGCAAGCTCGGCTTCACGGCGCTGGAGTATATCGGCGGCGGAAAACGGGCCGAGATCGTGCTCGACGGCGGCATCGGCTCGAACATGCCGGCCAACACGACGTTCGGCCTGAACACCGACAGCTTCCGGCTGCGCTACCACCCCTCGCGTAACTTCGACAAGCTGTTCGAGGGCGAGGGCCAAATGCCCATCGATAAGGATGCTATCGCTCAGTTCATCGGCTGGATGGGCGAACTGACCATGGTCAATCCGCTGTTCAACTGGAGGCTCTACGACAGCGTCCCGGCCTCCTGATCCATTGGGACGCGGGGTCCCCCCAATCCTTTCCAGCCCCGTGTTCCGACACCCGGAGCCGCCGACCGTTCAGTGACGAGCCTGTCGGTCGGCGGCTCCGCCCATTTCACGCGAAACCCGGAGCTACGGATGCAGACGAGCCAACTCCGCCACCCCGACGACGCGCTGGTGGCGACTTTCCGCAACATGGCGCTGAAGAACGAGGCGCGCAGCGCGACCGAGGGCCGGCCGATCTACGAGGACATCGAGGTGGTCGAGGTGCGCGTGCCCGGCTCGCGCAACTGGACGCCCTACCCGGCCGCCGCGCACTCGCACTGGGAGGTCAACCCGTTCACCGGCGAGCAGACCTCGCGCACCTACATCGAACGCTTCCCGCGCCAGTACGCGCAGTTCAAGGCGCAGATGCAGCAGACCAAGACCGGCACGCCGCTCGACCACGCGCCGTTCCTGTCCGAAGGCAAGCGCGCCGAGCTGCGCGCGCAGAACATCTACACGGTCGAGCAGCTCGCCATCATCGACGGTCAGGAGCTGAAGAACCTCGGCCCGCACGGCCGCGACTTCAAGAACCAAGCCACCGACTATATCGAGCAGAGCAAGAGCAACGCGCCGAACACGCAGCTGGTCGAGGAGCTGGAGGCGCTGCGTGCGCGCAACGCCGTGCTCGAAGAGGACAACGAGGCGCTCAAGAAGAGCGGCGGCGAGGGCCAGTTCAAGGAGATGACCACCGATCAGATCCGCGACTACGTCACCGCGCACACCGGACAAGAGCCGATCGGCAACCTGAACCGCAAGGCGCTGGTGCGCATGGCGCTGGAAGCGCGACCCGACAAGGCGGCCTGACATGAGCCTGCTGACGGTGGTGAAGGACGTTTGCGCCACCGTCGGCGTCGCCGTGCCGTCGACCGTGTTCGGCGGCATCGCCAACAATCGCACCATGCAGGAGATGCTCGCGCTCGCCAACGAGATGGGTCAGCGCATCGCCTACGACACGCGCGACTGGACCGCGCTGAAGGCGACGCAGGTCTTTGTCGGCGACGGCGTGCAGACCGCCTTCCCGCTCCCGGCCAACTACAAGCGCATGCCGGTCACCGCCAACGTGTGGCGCTCGACCGACACGCAGTCGCCAATGATCTTCATCTCTGACGCCGACGAGTGGCTGCAGCGGCGCATCTCGAACGTGGCCGACTACGGTGGCGGCGAGTGGACGATGATGGGCGGCAATATGGTGTTCTCGCCCGCGCTCGGCGTCGGGCAGACCGCCACGTTCGTCTACCTCGACCGGAACTGCGTGGCGCTCACCAGCGGCGGCTACGGCGACGCCTTCATGGCCGACACCGACAGCTTCCGCCTCGACGAGCGGCTGCTCAAGCTGGGCATGGTCTGGCAGTGGAAGGCGCAGAAGGGCTCGCCCTACGCCGAGGACATGGGCAGCTACTCCGACGCGCTCGCCAACGCGATGGGGCGCGACCAGCCCGCGCCGATCATCATCGACCGCCGCCCGATGTCGCACACCATGCGCCACAGCTATCCGTGGCCGGTCCCGACATGAGCGCGCACGCCGCCTTCCGCCGCCAGCCGGTGCCGGGCAACTACGCGCAGGCGCTCAAGACCGTGACGCTCCCGGCCCCGACCCGCGGGCTCGTGCAGCACGAGAACGACGCCTACATCGGCCCCGGCGCCGCGATCGTCTCGGACAACTGGTTTCCCACCATGAAGGGCGTCAAGCTGCGCGGCGGCTCGACGCGCTACGCCACGCTGCCCGACGCCGTGCCGGTGATCTCGTCGTTCGAGTACGTCGACACCGCCCAGCACCGCATGTTCGCGGCGCAGGCGACCAAGGTGTTCGACGTCACCACCGGCACGCCGGCCGCGATCGCCACCGGGCGCACCAGCGGCAACTACTCCGCGACCGTGCTCGCCAACCTCGGCGGCTACTGGGGCCTCGCGGTCAACGACGCGGGCGACCCGGTGCTGCGCACCAAGGACGGCATCACATGGGCCGAGCTGCTGCCGCCGGCCGTCCCGGCCGACGGCGCCAGCGCGATCACCGGACCCGCAGGCTCGCCAGTCGAGAACGGCCGCAACCTGTCCTACGTCTGCAAGTACCGCAACCGGCTGTTCTTCATCGAGAAGCGGTCGATGAACGTCTGGTACCTCGGCGTCGACGCGGTCGGCGGCACGCTCACCAAGATCCCGATGTCGGGCGCCGCGACCCGCGGCGGCTACCTCATGTTCATGAGCAACTGGTCGATCGACGCCGGCGACGGCATCGACGACAAGCTGGTGGTGGTGACCTCCGAAGGCGAGGCGCTGATCTGGACCGGCAACAATCCCGGTGACGCCGCCAACTGGCGGCAGGAGGGCCGCTACTTCGTCGGCAAGCCGCTCGGGATGAACGCGCACGAGCAGGTCGGCGGCGACCTGCTGATCCTCACCGTCGAGGGCGTCGTGCCGATGAACCAAGTGATCACCAAGTCGGCGGGCGAGATGGAGCTGGCAATGGTCAGCCGCGCCATCAAGCGGATGTGGCGCGAAGAAGTCGCGATCAACACCACCTACCCGTGGACGATCCGGCGCTGGGACGAGTACGGCGGCATCTTCATCACGCTGCCCGGCGGGCGGCCGGGCAACCAGTATTGCCTAGCCATGAACAGCGCCACCGGCGCCTTCGGGCGCGGCGTCGGCTGGGACGCGCTCTGCTTCCTGCGCCAGCGCGCCAATATGTTCTTCGGCACGCGCGACGGGCGCATCATGCAGATGGAGCGTACCGGCTCCGACGACGGCCTGCCCTACGTCGCGACGCTGGTCGGCGGCTGGGAGATGTTTCAGGCGCGCTCGATGACGGTTCACTGGCGGCAGGCGCGCGCGATCTTCACCACGTCCGCGTCAGAGCCGTTCATCCCGCAGCTCGACGCCGCCACCGACTACATCGTCGAGATCCCGCCGCCGCCGCAGCCCGGCCCCGACCCCGGCCCGGCCGACGTCTGGGACGAGGCCGAGTGGGGCCCCGACATGGGTGGACCGCCGCCGCCGGTGCCGACCACGCCGCAGCGCGACGCCTACGGCCAGTGGGACCAGCCGGCGCGCAATCGCCCGGCCAACCGCAACACGATGTGGGTCAGCATCGGCAAGACCGGCTTCTCGCACGCGCCGATCGTTCAGGTCACCGTCGCGCAGCAGGCCAAGCCCGACGTCGAGCTGGTCGCGATCGCCGCGACCTTCGAGGTCGCCGGCGTCAACGTCTAGGAGGCGGCTTATGTCGGACTACGGCTTCGCATCGCCCCCGACCGGGTGGGGCATCACCCCGGCCGACAGCGCCGAGGCGCGCCGCCGCGCGATCGTGCAGGCGCTGATCGAAGCCGAGAGCGCGCGCGGCATCCCGCGCCGCGACGACCCGTATGGCGCCGACGCCGGCGCCGCGCTGGCCGGCGCGCCCGCCGCACCGTCCGGCTTCCAAGGCTGGGGCGGCAACGTGTTCGGCGACTTCTTCGGCGGCGCGCCGCAGGCCGACGCCGCCACGCCCGGCGCGCCTGCGCCTGCTGCGCCGTCGCCGGCCGCGCCGTCACCCGCCACGGCTCCGGTGGCGGCACCAGCGCCGACGCCCGACAACGATCAGGCGATCAACGATGAGGCATCGCTCAACTCCGACGCCATCTCGCAGGGCAATCTCGCGGCGTCGCCTGCACTCGGCGGCCCTGCCATGAGCGCAAACAACAGCGGCATTCTCGGCACTGCCGCGAACACGCCGGGCACGGCCCAGACCGGCGGCCTCATCAGCGCAGGCAATCTCACGGGCGGTCTGCAGCAGGGCGGCCGTACATCCGACAACGATCAAGCGATCAACGACGAAGCGTCGCTTAATGCCGACACAATCGCCGCCGGACGGCAGGCGGCGAATGCGCAGGAGGAGGCCGCGCAGGAAGCCTCGACGCCTGACGTGGGCGCTGTCGCGGCCAGCACGATGGGCATCA